TCATGCTGTTTTAATCTGAATTGTTACCCAATCTTTACCGCGATCATCGTTATAGCTATCTGTCTGCTGCTGTGATTTATGTCCCAGAAGCATTCGAGTATCAACGTCACCTTGCTCCCTATAAAGCCGCTCTGCTAATGACCGCTGTTCGTGAAATGTCGGCGGTGTACCGTTTTCCCACACAAGCGCCGTCTTATCCCTGGCTGCACTGAATCGCATTGTAATGGTTCTGGATGCCACGGCAGCGCCACGCTCTGCTTGTGAGGTTGAGCGAAAGAAGTGGACCAGATGAGGACTGACAACGTAATCTCTGCACCGTGCAATGACATCGCGCAGCGTCCATCCTGTGGCATTCGATTTCAGTGATAGTGGGATGGCAACCCGGGCACCTGTTTTCTCTTGAACAACATGTAGGTGGTCATCCCAGATATCTGAAAATTTCATATTGGCAATATCCCCTAAGCGTTGAGCCGTCACCAGAGCAAGTAGCATGGCGTTCCCCATGTATTGATGCTGAGTATCGGCCACATCAAAAATGGCCTGCCATTCATCCAAATCCAAACGCTGGCGCTGAATTCTTTTACGTGGCTGCTTAGTGGCAAGTGCAGGGTTATAACCAGGAGGGACTTCACCAGCATGCTGCGCCTCTTTGAAAACATCAATGAGGACGGAGCGAACTACCTGCGCCATGCGTGATTGCCCGTTAGCTTTATAGTCGTCCAAAATTTCTGCAATATCTTTAGCCCCCACCTCCGTGAGTAATTTCATACCTGCATGCTGATTAAATAAGGATATGGGTTTATTACGTTGTTTGTGAGTATTGAACTTGATATCGCCTGATTTCAGCCTCTCATCTTGAATCGCTTTATATTTTTCTAGCCAACCGCTTACGGTTATACCTTTTCCTGAGATTGACAGAGTGCGTTCACGGATAGCAAATGCCTGTTTCACCTGCTGTTCGCTAATTCGGAGGTTGGCTTCTATTGCGATTGCGGTAGCGTCAGCTTCATTTGTTCCAAGTCCGTGTCTCTTACCCGTTAAAGGGTGTTTATATTGCCAATAAACCCGCTTGGTTCGCGGGTCGGTAAAACAAAATAGATTTTGTACTTTGATGTTATGTTTCCGAGGTCTACCGGCCATCCGAAAGAATCCTTTTCAGCAGTGGGTTATCTGATTTATTTATTGTGGGTTCGGAGATCATGCCTATAAAGCGGGCATCTTGTTCCACCATCCATTTACGTCCGACTTTTTTCGGTGGCGGGGAAATCATGTTGTGCTTGGCATAGTGATATAGCGTGTTATTCGATGGCGTTTCATCACCGAATTCATCTATTGCCCAGACTTTGAGTAAAAGCATTCGCGCCATTGGTCAGTCCTTATAAAGGGCATGCCAAAGACACGCCCTAGTTTTGGTCGTTTTGTCTGTAGAAGGAAGGGGCTTAGGTTAGAAGAAAGTCCAGGTTTCCGTTTCGGCGTTATGGCCGAAGTTGTATCCGATCTGAGGGGATGACAAATCCAGTTTTTTCATTTCTTCAACAACGGTGGTGATAATGGCGATATCCTGATTTAACCGTCTCAGATGATATTTCTTTCGACGTAGCAGGCTTTCTAATGCCAGTTGCTGCGATGGAAAGGCAAAAGAGCGTTCTGCTGATTTGGCGACTTTCTTGATCGCATATCGCATATTTTTCTTTTTCCACCCGTCTAACCATCGCGCCTTATCGCGATCAATATCATAATCCTTAGCCCAGTGAGCAGGGCACAGAAAGGCATAACTATTGGTTTGGTGAAAGGCAATATATTGCTCGGCGATAACTTCAATTCCCGCTTCCTGAACAGTTTCAAAATATCGCCAGTAAACGGGGTGGCCGTTATGTTCAGTTTTCGATTCCGGGAATGGAACCGACCATGATTGAGGCATGTGTTCCTCCTAAGTTTAGGAAACAAAAAAGCCGCTGATTAGGCGGCTTTGTTAGGTGTAAAGGTGGCTATTTTTTATCTGAATTTTTCCACGATCTTTCTAATGCCCACATCAATTCCCTGATTTCAGGTTTTTGCATGGCAGCCTCTTCCTCGCTACTGAAGCTAATAGTAAAGTCTCGCTGTACCCCTTCGACTGTAAAAATTAGTTCGTTTTCTACCTGATTGCATTTGAATCGTGACATGTCCAACCTCCTGCATTTGTAGCCGAAAGTAATCAGGTCCTCCCCGTTGCGCGCATTTCTGCATTCCTAGCTTCAACCTTTTCGCACTTGGTTAGGGATGACTCAGGAACACCATAATATCCACCGGAAATACGCTTGATAACAACAGAATCTCCATCATAAGCAATAACTCGAACTCCGCGTTTTTCCCATTTGCTTGTGTGTATGCAGTATGAACCAATATCAATCATGAAAGCCGCCCTCGCTGCCTGATCTATCAATTCGCTCAATTTCTGCGATGATTAACGCTGCTGCTTTCACTAGGTCGCGGCGCGGGTCAGTGGGTTTCCACCACTCTTCGCCCCACGGCCAAAATTTTAGCTTCGGCCATTCCTCATACGACATGCCGCCGCCAGGGCTTTGAATGGCGGCGACATACGCATAACAACTAGCCGCCAGGGCTAACGCCCCATCGGTATGTTTGTCGTCATGCTTTGGTGTCCAACCTTCAGCATTAATCTGGCGCTGGCGCTCATTAATCACATTTAGAATAGCATCGCTAAAACGGTGACCAGACAACGAGGGCACTGCGCCGCGGGCATTCCACGCTTTAATGAACGCTTCGGCCGGTGATAGCCCGCTGACTTCGAGACATGCCTGTTCATATGTGATTTCATCTGGCACGACTGGCTGAGTTGTGACCTGTGGAACGGGGCCACGATAAATCATTATTTGGCGACGCGGGTCGCGGTATGGGTTATCAGGGTCAATTTTGAACAGATACGCACATTTGTGCGCCGCTAGGTCGCGCAGTTCTTCTGCGTCTGTCCACGCCACTGGCTCTTGCCCTCGCAGCTCTGCCAGCTGCGTTTCCAGCTCAACAACACGGCGATTTGCTGCCACTAGCTCTTGAGATAACTGCATCATGCCGTTGTGGTGAGGTTCGGCGTTCCTGGCATCCTCGTAGGCTTCCAAAACCACTGGCAGCAGTTCGCCATCGCCCCACACTTGCCGCAAAGACGGCTTGAGCGCGATACAATCGTCCCCTGAATCCTGAAAGTTGTACACATAGGTATCAAAGGCACCCATGAAGCGAGAGAAACCGCCGCTACCATCAACCAGAACCTGCCAGGCTCGTAGTAGGAACATTTTTTCCTCCCTGGATAACTGCGTATTCGCCAGTTCTTCAGCTACCGGTGGAACCGTGTTTTGGCACCAGCGATTTTCCACCCTTTGAGCCGCACGATACAATTTCCAGAACGCTTCAACTTCCTTATCGTTCGGTCGCGCCTGCTTAATTTGAAGGGTCGTTGTTTTTGTCATGTTATTCGGCCCTCCATGAATGGTCGACGATTTCAAAATTATCTCTGCACGGATTATCCAATTTCATGCTGTTACATTGAGCGAATTCAACATCGACGAAATCAGAGATGTCTTCTTCTGTTGCTGAGGCTGGAATGTCCAATTCCAGGGTAATGATTATTGTCTTCGTTAAACCTGTCATTCATTTTTCTCCTTTGAGAAAGCAAATCCAGTGGGTGTTACTGCGCTTGCCAGATAGGTGGCCGAATGCAGGCCTTTGATCGGTAAGTTCCAGCACGTCACGAACCGGAATTTGTGTTTCGTTCCATTTAAAGATGAGCGTGCCGAGCGGTCGCAGAACTCTAAAGGCTTCACTGAATCCGGCCCGCAAATCCTCTTGCCATGTATACCTATCTAACGCGCCGTACTTTTTACGCAGCCAACTGTTCTCGCCAGCGCGTAGAAGGTGGGGCGGATCGAAAACGACAAGGGAGAATTGCTCATCGTTGAAGGGAAGGGCGCGAAAGTCTGCAATAAGGTCGGGATTAATCTCCAGGCTGCGTCCATCACATAAGACATGACGCTCCCGGCGAATGTCGGAAAATACAGCGCGGCTGTCGCTTTTATCGAACCAAAACATGCGCGATCCGCTGCACATATCAAGAATTGGACGTTGGGGGGGGCATTAATCACCTCGCGCAGGTACAGTTGCATCAACAGGCAAGCACTCATAAGCGCTAGGCAATTTCTGCGCCCTGATGTCGGCTTCACAATTTTGCAGATCGGGATAAACCCAGCCTTGTGGCTCGTATTGGCAGGGCTGGAACGTGTAACAGACATAAAGAAATAGACCGAACAAGGCGGCCTCCTTCGGTATTCGCTGGAAAAGGGGATGACCGCATCGTTATCTGATGCGGCTATGTTGTGGTGATATCAGCAGGAGATTAATCGTAGTGCGGGTAGTAGAAGCCATCAGGATCGCAATCAATGATAATTTTTGACTGTCCGTAGTACAGAGCGAACATCATTTTCTCCCAGTCTCTACGGATAAGATCTGTGCTGAGATGGTCTTGTACGAGCTTGTCATCGATCGCTGCTGCATAAATACGATAGACCTGCTCACCTTCAAATACTTCGCCATCGACGGGAGCAAGGCTTAAGCGATTGTTGGGTCGGGCGGTTAATGAAGAATGGCGGTTGTTCCGGCTACTGCCTGGCTCTTTATCAAAATAGATGGTCCGGTAATCGTCACAGGGATAACTTCCGTCTACGATCTCAAGTGAGGGGGAGTCCCAGCCTTCGGTTGCGGCACGCTCTGCGTTATCTTTGATGAACGCTTCCATCAATGTGCTTAACTTGATAACTGGCAACAGTAACTTTTCATCCATGACATCGTTCAGCACCGCCTCTGCTTTAGCAATCATGTCGTTTGCTATACCGCTGCTGGCGAAGGTGGCGCGTAGGCGTTCTTCTATCATGGCATTGTAACGCCCGAGATCTACAACACGTTCTATGCCGCCCGGTAATGCGTTTTTGAAAGCATCTTTGACGCCTTTGCCAAAATTATCCCAAGTGCAAAAGGAGTCTTTAACAACTTCTTCAACAAAGCGCGCAACATGCCTGTCGATGATTTCCAGCATCGCGGGGCTGGCGGCAAATTGAGTAATGCGGCTTGCCAGTAATTCGGGAAGGAGGAGCGTATTTAGCGGAGACGTGTCTACAACAGTGTTTTTTTCAGTGGTGCTATTGGTCATTGGTCAGTCCTTACTTATTTGATTTGTTTAAATTCGATAACCCAGATCCACGAGTTGGCTTGCCAGCTTCCTGCGCCGTAAATCGATTCCCATAAATCCCGATACCAGAGGAATGGGTCGTATTCACCACCATCAGTGGCCCGTTCCGCTGGGTATCCCTCTGCGATAATCCCATCGCGCGGGATGTGTTTAAGGCGCTCAACGCGCACATCTGTAATTTCCAGCAGAATGCGAGACGCACAGCGCGGCATATGAATTGATGGTATCCATTTGATCGGATAGATTTTCCCGCTTGCCGTAGTGAATCGGATGGCATCAGGATTGCTGGCGCGATACACGCGAAATTCACCAGTGCCGCCTAAGGCATCACGGCGAACTTGAAGCCCAGAGGTTTCCCGCACCCATAGACGATCGCCAGGTTGCCCGAATGGGCATTTAGCGCTCCATGTTCCGCCAGTGCTTTTGGTGTATGCATACAAGCCATCAACCTCATCACCGTTTTCAGAGCGGCCTGAGATTATTTCTATCTGGTGATCATGGCGGTACTGGCTGCGGTCAAATGGCTGATTTTTGATAATCCGTCGCATCTGTGTTTTGCGACCATCTAGAATGGCGCGAACCATTTCGGCATTGAAAATCATTCCCCGTTCTTTCACTCAAGCCTCCTTACCCAGTCGATGCAAAATCACCGCTTTAGAGGGCAGCGGCAGTTGCTGAGCTAATTGCCACTGTTTGCGCTGGACTTGGGTTTTGTGCGCCAGCAGCTTGCGGATATCGCCTACCGGGATACTGGTATCTTTGGCGATCACGTTTTCGTTGATGCCGCGGCGGTGCAACTGATAAATGCCGAGCATGATGGATGACGAGTAATTACGCCGTGCGCCAATACGCGGGGCTACTGGTTGCTGTTTCTGAGGGCCATAGCCCGTGTAAATGGGTTTAGGCTCCGGCTTATACGGTTCCCCCACACGTATTGATGATCGGGTGCGCATACGGTAAATGATGACTGGCAACCAATTACATTTGTCGTCTTCTGGCTTAAACAGCACGCCAACAGGGTTCAATTCTTCGTCCATCATGCCGCCTCGCTCTGTTTTTGTGCCAATTCCCAATCCTTTACCAGCCCCATGCACTTCGCCTGTACCAGGCGGGCTGTGCTGATTCCAAAGCCTTTTACTTTCTCGGCCAGCGCATCCGGCGTGCGGCGCACCACATCAAACAGCGAGTGAATGCCCGCAGCGCTGAGTAGGTCGAGGTGCTGCTCTTTCAACGGGAGCGAACCGGCCAACACGGATTCTGCCCATTCAGCGCGACGAACTAAGTGAGGATGCGTTTCTTCCAGCAGCTCACGAATTCGTGCGGTAACGGCTTCTGTTAAGCCTTCCGGCCATGAGTCCTTGAAGTTTTCTACCGTGGGGTAGATTGGCACTGCCCATTCCGACACCGACACAATCATGCAGATACCGATGGTGCTGCGGATCTCAAGATGCCAATCGATATCGTTCAGGATTTTTACGTCATACTCAGGGGAGTAAAGCTGCAATCCCCATTGGAAGGTGTAGAAATAGAATTGCACGCCGTTGGCCGCCTGCCAGTGGCGTTGCTCAACGTCGCCATCAGCACGCTGTAGACGTGCCCTCATATCAGCGATCGCGTGATTCAACTCATCGTTGAGCTGAACCATCGTTGATAGCTTGCTGGTTTTATCTGCCGTTTCCTTCTTCAGTCGGCGGATTTCAGCCAGTTGCTGATCGCGCAGCGTGCGGCTGTCGTTCAGGTCGATTTTTACGCGCGCCAACTGCACTTTAAGGCGCTCAGGGTTGAGGGATTTCAACTGATTCAGCTCAGTCGCCAGCATCCCCTTTTCGGTGATGGCCAGCTTATATTTTGCAGTGACGCTATCACGCTCGGCAGTGGCTTCGGCTGCTGTGAGTTCTGCACTATCGATGCGCTCCTGAGCCTGTGTCAACGCCAATGCCTTGGTGGTCAGGGCGCTTTCGGCTGCCTCAAGCCGGTCAATAATGGCGTTGTAGTCATCGACTTCTTTATTAAGCTGTTCAATGCACAGGGCCTGTGCTTGATCTAATAAAACCTCAGCGCTTTCTACCGAGCGCTGAACGATCCCTGTGGTTTGCTCGATCGCTAAAGCGAGTTGCGCCCGAACGGGGCGCAGGGAAGATTCCAACACGCCAGCGGCGGTTGTTGTGGTTGTCATAACGATTTCCTGATGTTATTCCCCAGTAAGGGGAAAAGAATTAATTGCGGAGAGTGAAGGAGCGGACGAGATTGTTGGCGACGGCATCCAGCAATTTTTTTGCTGTCGGCTTGGTGATCTTAATTTCGGCACCAGCTAGGTCTACTACTAACAAATCCAGAAGCCATCTCAGATCAGGCTGTGCTGCGGCAACCTGATTGGTTTCGCCCAACGTTTCCGGCCAGTTGATTGCGCCTGGTGGGTAGAGTGGTGTGCGTGCCGCTTGTGCAGGAGCCTCCGTTACCGTTTCTTGTGCCTGCTGTGCCTGCTGTGCCTGCTGTGCCTGCTGTGCCTGCTGTGCCTGCTGTGCCTGCTGTGCCTGCTGTGCCTGCTGTGCCTGTAAGCGTTCTTCTTCCAATTTTTTCTGGCTAGAAATGCGCTGCTCGATCAATAAGCTAATATGGTCAGGGCTATTACCAACGAGTTGGTTTAGATCGGCAAACAGGTTTTTATATTCCGGCGGCACAGCATTAAACAGTTTAAGGTTTTCGCGGTACTGCGCGGCTATTTGATTGGCTTCGACCTTTGCCCGAGCCAATTCGTCGTTTGCCGCACCGTGCAGGGAAACCAGCGTTTTCTTGCCCTTAATCATACCGACGAAATCCGCAGGGATAGGGGGGAGGCGGACGACGGCCAGATCAGCATTCAGCACATTGATGTGCTGCGCTAAATCCTCTTTTGCTTTGCTGATGATCTCCGCGCGGATCTCGTCTTTGCGTGATTTAACCAGTTTGGTTAACTCCAGCCGCTTACCGCGCATTTCCTCGCGCAGGATGTCGATGGTGCGGAATAGCTGATCAATTTGCACCGTTTGAGAAAGCGCCTGCTGCTTAATCAGATCCAGCTCTTTTTCTGCTTTATCACAGAATTTGGCCGTTTCTTCTGCATCAGCAAAATCCTGATCTGTGGTCAGATTGGTGTTGATGGCGCGGATAAAGGCCAGTGCTTCCCCCTCATAAACCGCGAGGTTGGATTGCTTCACCGTTCCTTCAATCTCAACCAGTAGCGCAGGCAAACGCATTATTGCCTTGCCCTGTGGCAGCTCGTTAATGGTAGGGGCTGAATAGTTCTTCAGATCCTGTTCAAACTGTTCCCATCCTGCGAGTAGGGCGGTAGCACGCCCGGCGACGGGAAGGTATTCCATCCAGACGAAATTCTCTTCCGTGCCATCGGATACCACAAAAATGGCACGTCTGGCCTCGCTGACCAGCAACTGCTGCTCTAACTGCCAGTAATACTCTGGCGGCAGGTCGTGATTGTTAACGTGTTCGGCTAATGATGCGTTCCACATCTTATGTTCAAACACGGTATCTTCCATCATGGTGATACCGTCGAACGACGCCAGCAAGCGCTCATCGTCAGAAACGGCTGTTGCAGGGAAGAGTTCGTCACCGATGATCCCTTCGATGATGATGCGTGCTGCGGCTTCGTATTCATGGCCTTTGTCGAACAGATTTTTCTGCACCCATTCGCTAACTTCACGTTCGGTGCCCGTGGCTTTCATGCGCAGCAACTCATCGCGGCGCATTTTGCCGGAAGCGGCCATCATCACGGGGGCTTCGCTGGCGGTGAAATGTTTGGCACGCAGTGCGTGCCAGGCGTCGGTGTCCTGTTGGACATTAATGATTTGCATGAGGTGGCTCCAAATCGCGGATTGCGAGGATTTGTTCTTCAGACAAGGTGTATTTGCTGCTGGCGGTGGCGATAATTTGTTGCGCGGTTTTCTTGCCGCTCTCCATTAGTTGCTGCCAAGCGTCCAGATTAGCGGTGAAGCGATCTTGCGGATAATGGGGTATTGCCAGCGTTTCAGATGTTGCCGCCTTCGGCGTAATGTCCCGAGCATTGTTGTAATCCAGATCCTTGCCTTCCATTTCTTCCGCCGTGGGCTGCTGACCGATTTCAGGCCATGCCTTACGCAACGCCTGCGCCTCTGCACATTTTGCTAATTGCGCATAAGGTCGGCGTTTCCACATGGCATTAGGGGCTCTGGTATCTTTGCTGGCAGTGGCGTAGTTCTCCAGCCAATACTCTTTGGCGCTGAACTCCACGATGTGGCCATCAGGCATCAGTTTGTAGACGGTGTATTTGCACCAGGCAGGAAAGGTGATTTCGACTTCATTCAGCTTTTGGGTGGTGTCTGGCCCGAATTCAGGTTCTTTTGCTCCGGCGTAACTGCCTGAGCGGTCAGCCTGAATGCGGTACAAGCCGATACCGGGCATTACCACATCACGCCACCCATACTGCCCTGATTGTGCGTCTTTAACGTTCATCGGCACCAGATGTACCGGTTTCATCAGCGGATCGAGACTGCGGGCGTGGCAGTAATGCACTGCCAGAATGATGGATTCTTCTTTGGCTCCAGGGAAAACGCTACTTTTCAGCGCGCTCCAGGTCGGCTCATCAATGCCGAGACTTACCATCGCCGGCGGTAGCGCCGACGTGGTCATCATGTTGGTGGTCATGGTCAGTCCTTATTACAGAATTAACGACAAAACAGAAAACGCGGTTGCGATGACGACGATCAGGAATATCAGGCCGTTTTTCTGCTGTGGATTTTGGTGAATGTTGTGGCTGCCAATACGGTGCTGGTACTGGATGTATTTAACGGAACGGATGGTCATGGTATGATTCTCCGGATCGGGTTGGTCCCCGATCAACTGCTGATGACTATGGTCATTGGTCAGTCCTTATGGTCAACGGTTTGGTCGCTGTTGACCGGGATAGCCCCGGTGCAAACTGGGGCTTTTCTCTTTCTGGGTTACCAGAGAAATTCATCAGGTACGCAGTTCTCTTCAGCATCGAGTTCACTGATGCGTTCAGTGGCTACCGTCATGAAAAACAACCTTTCCTGAAACTCGTCCAAACACTCAGCCATTTCCGGCGATTCGACTAATCGAAGAATTGGCCGTTTCTCAATGCCAGAAACGCACTCTGATACGATGAGTTGTTTCAGGCGATCGGTAAAATTTCCGTTTTGGCGCAGTAATTCAATGCGTTCTTCCAGTACCGCCTTTTCTATAGGGCTGGTATGTAACTTGTGCTCATACCGTTCAAGCCGTTCCTCCCGCATTCGTTGGTAGTTGTATTCGTTCATCGGAAACCTCGCTTTTTGCCAATAAACTTACTCATGCGCCCGTATGAGTGGGGCGCATGGTGAAAGCCTACTTAGTTACTCTTCTGTTTTTTCCTCGTTGATGCGCTGATAAGGGAAGCGGTCGGTGTGAGGCTTGATGTTGCGATAGAAGTGGCTGCCAACTGAATCAGCGCCGGAGAACGCGGCGAAATCGTCGGCGCTCACGTTGCTGTAGTGGTACAGGTTACCCGGTGCGTTATCGCGCCCGTTGAAACGAATAGCCAGCGTGTTGGTCACTGGGTCGTGACCGATACTGTGGATCTGGGATGATTTTACGGGAGTCATGTTGATGGTCATTGGTGAGTCCTTAATCGAGTGAAATAAAAAAGCCACCCGAAGGTGGCTATGGTTGCCCTGGTGAGGCGTAAAACTCGCTTTTCAGGCGAAAAAAAAGCCCACCGAAGTGAGCTTGATTTAGGTATTTAGTAAACGCCGCGTGGAATTTTGCTGCTGCCGCGCATTTTCTGGCGCCCGACCGCTGAGTAGCCAACGTAACGATCCGGATCGCTACCGTCGTTGGCTTTAACTGAACGCAATTTTTTAGGTTGGGCAGGGACTGGCATTGATTCGCGGCAAACTATCGCTGTTAGTGCTTTTGTTACGCGGTCACTTTTACGCTGGGTAATGCGTTGAAGTTTCTCTACGCACTGACGAGCATTTGCGGTACGGCGTTTTTTACGTGGTTTGGTCATTGGTCAGTCCTTATTTCTTGGTTTGCTTTGTGGTGTAGTGGCCGGCGCTGATATCCGGCATGGTCACTTGCTCTTATGCTCAGCTACGTTACGTATCGACTCTGGTCGCTAAGTTTGCTCACCAGCGCATCAGCCTGCGCATTCACCACACCCCAAAGAAAACCATGTATCTGATAAATATGATGTTGTGGCACCGACGCGCTACCGTCACTTACTTCCCGCCGCTCTGTTTTTGTATTGGTCACCAGTTGCTGTGACTCAGCCGATTTTCGGGTCTTTGCGTCGGCCGGCGCTGCATCTCGCTTGAGAACGTCACAACGGAAAGAGCACTATCTCCGGTTCGCTTGTCAGCCTGTAAAACAGTCGCCGTCCCCTAAATGCTCTTACCTGTTGTGCTATTCACTTCGCCACACTCTCGCAGTGGCCGCGCTCATGCCCTTGAGTTGTACGCCGCCCTATGGCCGCCCATAACCAGTTCAGGATTGGCTTTCCTGATGCTTCCCCGGTGCTACTTTTATTCATTAACCCTAACCAGATGCGAAGCTGGCTCTCTACGTGGAGACTCGGGGCAGCATCATTACTGCTGCGTTGGCACAACTCGCCGCGGCCTATCCGCGCTATTACTTCATCTTGGTATCCTCCAATGTTGGTAACGCTCATGTTTAGCCGTAGCCGTCGCACCGGTACATGCAGACCGTAGGAATGTGCAACTTAACCTGATTTTTAAAGAGCGTACCCGCTTGGGATGTTTAAAAAGGTATAACTATACCGGTACTTTTGCAATAGCAATTTCGGTATAATTTCGGTAATTTATGTTTTTTCATTGATTTTAAAACAAAAAAAGCAGCCATAGGCTGCTTGATTCCGACGTTGATTAATTCGTTACTTTATTTTTTTTGAAAAGAAGTACAACCAACCTATAGATGCAACAAAGGCAAGAAATTTGCTTGTTTCAATAAATAGTGCAAAGACGAGTCCCATTCCACCAATCATAATCACATACACACTAATGGCTGAGAATAATGTTCTTTTTTGGAATGCTTTTTTGAAACCTAGTGTTGATATCTCAATAAAAATTGCAATTGTGCCTAGGATCATTACTGGAATAAGTATGACCGCTCCGGTGAAATCGCAAAGTGAGCTTCTGCCACAAATACTATGTGCAGTCATACTCCATGAAGGCAGTGATACTGAGAGTAACGTTAATGCAAGGATGAGTAGACTGCTAGACCGGTTTAACATGGCAAATAACTGTACCGATTAGTTCGCAATCACCATTTATTTTCAAAAATCGTGCCTCTGGCGGATAGTCTGGATTTAGTGCTTTAAGGTAGCGCTTATTTTCAATCACCTGTAACTGCTTGAAAGTTGCCTCGGTACTTCCAACCATACGAGCAATCACGAATTTCCCGCTTGGAGGAGCAATCAACTCGGGATCCACATAAATGATATCCCCTGGCTCAAATCTTGAAAGCATCGACTCTCCCTCGACCTTGAGGGCGAATGAGTATTCACTACATTTTACCGGGCAGGGGTAGTATGTGTAATCCTCTCTTGGAAGAAGAGATGCTTCAGTAAATGAGCCTGCTTGTACCCAACTAATCAATGGCACTTCCCTTGTTAAAACGTCAACTGGAGCTGCGTTATCTATTGATAGATCGCCGCTTGTTCCCGATGAAAGAGCCTTATCTCCCTTGCCGCTGACTAACCAGCTTGGATTGACTTTCAATGCCTTGGCTAAGGCAAAAAGATTATCCGCTCGGGGCTTTTGTGTAGCACCAAGCTCAATTTTACTGATCGCCATTCGTGTTACCCCAGCCTTATCTGCAAGCGTTTCTTGCGTCATGCCAAGTTCTTCACGTCGCGCTAACAAGCGCTCACCGAGAGTTTCATATTTATTCATAGGTATAAAAGTAACTCAACTTAAATAAACTTTGCTATCGGTATAGTTTCGGTATAAATTTGCTGTATCGGTATAACTATACCTTTGCGATAAATAGGAAGAATCATGGAAAACAGCGTTAAAGCAATACGCCTCAGAGAGCGTATTGAGGCTGCCGAAAAGGTTATTAGGCACTTTGATAGCCCTTACCAAGCAGCCACTGCTCTGGAGTGCTCTTATGAGGCAATAAAAACCTATCGGAAGAGAGGATTACCTGAAAAGGTCGCCTTACTCTGCCACATGTCTACGGACATTCCATATACCTACAACCCCATGGACTACGGGCGTAACCCCGAAAACCTAAACCTGGTTCTGACCAAACCAGTTAAGTAATTACGTTAAGGACTAACCAATGACCACAATACGTCAACCTGCCGCACCAACGGCAGGGGCCGCGATCGCTTCTGGCGTTCGCAAGGAATTACTTTCCCGCAAGAAAGTGGGCAAGACAGGCTTACCGTTCCATGTTGTGCGGGAAGACCAGATCAAAACCCGCTGGACGGAAAGCGAAGCGGCCACCATTAAAAGCGTGGCTGGTGCCATGTCTTCCAACCCCGCGGTTGAAACCAATACCGCCGCCATTCGCGGCTTTCTGGCTATGTTCGCCGAATCCCCTGAAATGTTGGAGCACGTTCATTCTGAACTCAAGGCCGCAGGTCTGCCGATCCCTGACTGGTTGCCGCTGGCACCGGAAGGAGCTGCACGATGAATCAAACGCAAGGTATCGAAATGATTGCCGAGATCGTCGGCAAAAAGCTTGATATCGCCGGGGATGAAACTCGGCGTTTGGCAATCACAGGGGCTTTGTCCGGTATGACGCAGGCGTTTTATTCCCGCCAACAGCCTCCGGCAGAAATGGACACGGCAGGCGATCATGACACATGTTCAGCCGCTTGATCGGCGCTACCGAGATCAGCGCGGCGTGATTGTGCATGTTACTGGGTATGACCGGGCCAACAAGCAGGTGATTTTTATGCGTACGGGCTACCCGCATGAGTGCAGCCAGCCGCTGTGGAAATTTCAAAAATATTATACGGAGGTCAAATGAGCAGCAAGTTAACCGGCCACGTATGGGAAGCGTGTGCCGCCAATGGCATCAAAAATACAAAACTTCTGATCATGGTGCGTTTGGCTGATTACTCGAATGATGACGGTATCAGCTATCCCAGCGTGGAAACGATAGCCCGACAGTTGGGAGCAGGGGAAAGCACCATACGTGGCGCAATGGCGGAGTTGGAAGAGGCGGGTTGGTTGTATCGTGAAGGACGCCGTAAAGGTAACCGTAATACCTCCAATCTGTATTACCTGAACGCTGAACGATTGGAAGAAGTTGCCTTACAGGAAATAGCCAAAGTTAAAGCGGCCAGACTGGCTAAACGGGTATCAAATTCTCACCCTCCAGAATCTGACGGTTCAAAATCTGACCCTCTGAAATCTGGAGGTTCAAACGGTTTTCACCCTCCAGAATCTGGCGCTAAAGCGTGTTTTGACCCTCCAGAATCTGGAGGCGATCCACAAGTAAATTCAACACATGATCCACAAGTAAATTCAAAACATGAATCACAAGGTACACCCGCGCGAAAAATCGCGCTGAAATCACCACTGGCTGAATTCGATTTTTCTGCGTTCCCAACACCGCCCAGCGATCAGGTCTGGGGGGATTACGTGAAGCACCGCAAAGCCAAACGTGCCCTGATCACGCAAACCGTCGTGAATATTCTCGGCCAAGAGCTGACGAAAGCCGTTAACGCTGGCTGGACGGTTGATCAGGCGTTGGGCGAAGCCATGGCCGCCGGTTGGCAGGGGCTGAAGTTTGAATGGCTGGCGAATCGCAATCAGTCGGTGCGCGGTGCTGCGGTGTTGAACAAGCAGGAAGCGCTTGAAGCCCGCAATGCGCAGGCGTTCGATGAGTGGCTACAGGAGGAAGCTCAGGCGCTGGAGAATCGGGGGGGTATCGATGGTCGCTACTGACGAATGCACGGAGCTGGAGGCGAAGCGTGAATTTGCCGAGTTGCTGAAAGCGACACTGGCAGTATACGGCAAGGATTCATCGAAAGCCGTGATCCGCCTGTACTGGAACGCCGTCGGCTCATTCGATATCGGACTGATCCGGCAGGCGCTCAGCCAGTGGATCACCGATCCCGAGCAGGGACGCTATGCACCAAAGCCCGCCGATATCATTCGCAATATCCAGCGGCTCACTGGCCGGCCGTCATGGGTTAGCGCTAATGAAGCATGGGCAATCGCGCTGCCTGCTCAGGATGAGGCTAACACGCTGATTTGGACGACGGAGATCGCTCAGGCATGGCGCGTTGCTGAACCTATTTTCTCTGATGGCGATCGTGTTGGGGCTCGGATGGCGTTTATCGCAGCCTATGACCGCCTGGTTGCTACTGCTCAGTCTTCTGGCGTCTTGCCGCAGTGGACGGTTTCGGAAGGTTGGGACAAAGGGGCTGTGAAAGGTGCGGTAGAACAGGCTGTTAACGCAGGGTTATTACCTGCACCGGATGCTACGCGATATTTATCCCCGCCTGCCAGCTTGCCCCCGCCAAAGGTGGACAGAGGAAAGCGGGATGGAATGTTGGCAAAAATTCAGGCATTTGCCGGGATATTGCTGGATCAGAAAGAACAACGGGAAGCGCAGGAACGGCATGAACGGGAGGAACGACGAGCACAAGCAAACAAGGAATTAGATAAGCGCTACCAAGACGAATTACGCCATGCTGCTGACCACAGCACAACCGATGAAAACCAAGTAATAAGGGCTGACCAATGAGTATTACGTTTAAAAATGCACTGATTTATCGCCTGAATAGCGATGTGATGTTTGATGATCTGGAAAAGAAACTGGCTCCGTTTGCCTTCACCCCATGCGGCAGCCAGGACAGAGCGAAAACGGGCTGGATATCGCCGATTTCTCCGCTGCTTGATACGCTTTCTCACCAGGCTAACGGGCAGATCATGCTTACGTTGCAGCGTGAAGAAAAGATCCTGCCTGCGCCGGTGATTGCGCGTGAACTGGCAGCCAAAATCGACAGTATGGAAACCATGCAACAGCGCAGTCTGAAGAAAACCGAGAAAGATGCGTTGAAGGATGAGGTTCTCCAAACGCTCCTGCCGCGTGCGTTCAGTAAATACTATACCACCAAGATTTGGATTAACGCAGGGGCTGGGCTAATCATCGTTGATGCGGCCAGCGGCAAAAAAGCCGAAGACGCGCTGGCGCTGCTGCGTAAAACGCTGGGATCGCTTCCGGTTGTGCCGCTGGCGCTGGAAACGCCCATTGAATTGACGCTGACTGAGTGGGTTCGCAACGGTAAAGCGCCGGCAGGTTTTGCCTTGCAGGAAGAGGCAGAGTTGAAAGCCGTGCTGGAAGAAGGCGGCATTCTGCGCAGCAAGCATCAGGATCTGACCAGTGACGAAATCACCAATCACATTCAAGCAGGTAAGTTGGTTACTAAGCTGGCGCTGGAATGGCGTGAACGTATCAGCTTTGTGCTGGCCGATGACGGCAGCCTGAAAAAGCTGAAATTCTCCGATGTTTTACTCGAGCAGAATGATGACATCGATCGTGCAGATGAGGTCGCGCGCTTTGATGCTGATTTCGTGTTGCTGACGGGTGAACTCTCGAAGCTTATCAGTGAGCTGGTAGCGGCGTTGGGCGGTGAAGTGAAACGCGTGGTGCCTCAGCCTGAGAACTACGATTTGCAGGACGACAAACTTTATCCTGATGCGGTTCAGTTTGTACAGACATCCGGTCGCGCGACAATTTCAGGACTTCAGCGCCATTTCCGCATTGGCTACAACCGCGCGGCGCATTTGATTGAGGCGATGGAAAAAAAAGGCGTAGTCTCCGCGCCGACGCATGACGGCACACGGACAGTGATCGGGGAGGCGGTGCAATGACTGAAAAACCACAACCTCCTGTTCAAGCCGTAAGTTTTTCTGGTGGGCGTTCTTCAGGTCGTCTCGTTTACAAAATGGAACAGCGCCGGAGAGCAGGTGAGGATGTTCGTTACATATTCACTGATACCGGTGCCGAGCATCCAAAGACATATGAGTTTATTCGTAATATCGTGAAGCATTGGGGAATTGACCTGATTTGCCTCCGCCTTGTGATAAACCCTGAACTGGGTAAAGCGAATAGCTATAAGGTCATCAGCGTTGATGATATTGGCCCAGACTTACAACCATTCCGTGATGCTTGCTCTAAATACGGCACACCCTATGTCGGTGGACGGTTCTGCACCCGGACAATGAAGATCGAGCCGTTCCAGCGGTATTGCAAAGACCATTTTCCTGAGCATGAAAAATGGTTGGGTATCCGAATCGATGAACCTAAGCGGTTGACGCCTAAAGATGGTGTCCATTACTTGGCTGATATCAGCGATATGGAGAAAAAAGACATTCTGGCTTGGTGGAAACAGCAGCCTTTCGATCTGGACTTACCTGAACATCTGGGCAACTGCGTATTTTGCATTGAAAAAGGGATTAATAAAATTGCTCTCGCCGCCCGCGACGAGCCCCAGCTCGCCGCCCGCGACGAGCCCCAGCTCGCCGCTGAATTCTGGCAACTTATTACAGATCCTTCTGTTCGCGTTGTCGATAGACGCCAGCAGGCCAATAAAATCATGTACAGAGGTAATCACTCGCTGGAATCGGTTATTGCGCTCTATGCAGACAAAAGCCGTGAAGAGATTGCAGCCACAATTCGAGGTAATGGCGGTTATGAGTCAGGTTCATGCACCGAGTCATGCGAAGCCTTTGCATGCGGTTTTGATGATGACATTTTGCCACTGGATGAGGCTGAGAGTGTCCCAGTAAACGAATATATCGCGACCCTTAATGCATACAAGCAAGAGCCATCTCATCTGCTGAAAAAGGTCGGTGATCAGTGGCGCACACCTGATGCTTTGTTTTGGGGTATCAATGCGATGTTCGGGCCGCTGGTGCTCGATCTGTTTACCGATGGCGAAAATAGCAAATGTCCGGCGTTTTACACAGCAGAGGATAACGCGCTGGCGCAGGATTGGGCGGCACGGTTGGCCGAGTTGAACGGTGCCGCATTCGCTAACCCTCCGTACAGCACAGCGAAAATGCATGAGGGAGAATACATCACCGGTATGCGTCACATCATGGCTCACACGGCTCAAATGCGGGAGCGGGGCGGGCGCTATGTCTTTCTCATCAAATCAGCTACGTCCGAAGTGTGGTGGCCGGAGCACGCTGATCACGTTTCATTCATTCGTGGCCGCATTGGTTTTGATGTTCCCACCTGGTTCAAGCCAAAAGACGATAAACAGATCCCCAGCAGTGCAGGCTTTGGCGCAGCAATCGCCGTGTTTGATAAGGAATGGCGTGGCCCGGCTATCAGCTACATTCAGCGGGAAAAGCTGCTGGCGACGGGTGAAGCGTTTTTAACACAGATCCGGCGTGAAGCAGATCGGTTATCAGGAATGGCAGCGGCACGACTGCTATCCAATCAGCAACCGATCACTATTCCTGATACCGAAAATACTGTCTGGCCTGCGGAAGTTAATTTCCTGTTCGAACGGATTTCTACAGCAACCACGCTGCCCGCTGGTCTGCAAAACAAACTCCGCAGTCATATCAACCGCCTGAAGCTCGAAGGCGTACCGGATTCAGCAATCATCACGACCGCAGAAACATTGTCAGTAGCCATGGGAGCCGCAGCATGAAAAACAGGGAAATCGTTGTCGATAATTTTGCAGGTGGCGGCGGTGCTTCAACGGGGATCGAAATGGCGATTGGTCGCAGTGTCGATATTGCGATTAATCATGATCCTAACGCGATTGCGATGCACACCACCAATCACCCGGACACGTTGCATTACTGCGAGAGCGTCTTTGATATTGATCCGGTTGCTGCGACTGCTGGCCGTCCGGTTGGGCTTGCGTGGTTTAGCCCTGATTGCACTCATTTCTCTAAGGCGCGTGGTAGCGCACCAGTGAAAAAAGAGATTCGTGGCTTAGCATGGATCGTTGTGAGGTGGGCGCTGGCAACTCGTCCGCGCTTGATTCTGTTAGAAAATGTGGTCGAATTTAAAACATGGGGACCGCTACTGATTGATGCTGACGGCACACGTCAGCCAGACCCTGCGCGATCAGGGGAAACGTTCGCGGCATTCGTCGGAATGCTGTCGGATGGTGTAGCGACTGATCATCCAGCGTTAGCGGAATGTTGTGAATTTCTGGGCATTACTCTTGATAGTCAGCCAGCGCAGCGGTTGGTTCGTGGGTTGGGGTATAACGTAGATCACCGAGAATTACGATCTGATAATTACGGTACGCCGCAGCGCCGGAAACGATTTTTTATGGTGATTCGCTGCGATGGCCAGCCTATCGTTTGGCCTAAACCTACCCACGGTGATCCGAAATCTCGGGAAGTTCAAGCGGGGCAACTGCGACCATGGCGGACGGCGGCGGACTGTATTGACTGGTCAATCGCGTCTACATCGATTTTTGAACGTAAAAAGCCATTGGCCGTAAACACGTTGCGTAGAGTAGCCAAAGGGCTGTGGCGTCATGTCCTAACAAATGCTGAGCCGTTCATTGTCACGAACACGACAGGACATCCGGGGGTAGGAATTGACGAACCGCTACCAACCGTCACGACTGGCGGACACCACATGCTTGGCACGCCAGTATTAACACCATTCATCAACGAGCACGCGAATGCGAGCAACCAACGCACGATGCCTATTGATGAGCCCATGCGGACGCTCTGTGCTCAGGTCAAAGGCGGTCATTTTTCTATCGTGGCACCGACGATGATTCCTCTGCGTGGAACGAATGAGTACCAGCTTTTTGGGCACAGCATAGAACGCCCATTATCAACAGTAACAGCTAGTGGCGCGCACCATGCGCTGATTGCCGCGAGCTTGGTCGATATGGGACATGGTGAATCGTGCGGAACGGGCGCGCGCCGCTGGAGTAATGGTATTCGTTCGCTTGAAATGCCACTGAACACTATCACGGCCAGTGCTGCGCCAAGCGCTCTAACAACTGCGCTATTTGAGCAAGCTAACGGCGGTTTCTACGACGGCGACGGCCATGCGGCCGACATACCGATGTCTACGCTCACTGCCGCGGGTAGTAATCAACGTCTGGTGACGGCCTATGCGGTCAAGTACTACGGAACAGGAGATCGCGGACAGTCCGTAAACGAGCCAATGCACACCATAACGACGAAAGATAGGATTGGTGTTGTTCGTGTTGTAAAGGTTCCCGCGGATTGTCTGTCATCGGAGTTGCTTGAAAAAGCGCGGCGCTGCGCGACATTACTTAATCAGCATCTTCCTGAGCGCTTTGCCGATCATGCCGAAATAGTGCTAATGGCCTACCGTGGCACCTGGTGGGTGTTAGTGGACATTACACTGCGCATGCTCCAGCCACCAGAGTTGTACGCCGCCCAAGGGTTTCCCAAATGGTACGTCATTGATATGGATTACCGAGGCGTGCTGCATACGAAAACAGCCCAGGTTGCACGGTGTGGTAACGCTGTGCCGCCGCAGTTTGCCGAAGCGCTGGTGCGTGCAAATCTGCCAGAAATGTGCGCCGAGCGTGAAGAGGTGGCAGCGTGAATCTCACAAAAGGACAGCGAGAAGCCGTGCGCCTTAAGTTTGGTGGGCGATGTGCCTATTGTGGAGAACCGTTAACAAAACGCTTCCATGTTGATCATGTTGAACCAGTCTTGAGGAATATCAGCAAAAACTATGCAATGGAAAGGCCTGAAAACAACACGTTAGAAAACCTTTATCCAGCCTGTATCCCATGCAATTTGTATAAATCGAGCTGCCCTGTTGAGTTGTTCAGAGAGCGGATTGCTATGCAAGTTGATGTTACCCGCAGGGCGTCCCGTAGCTATAGAACCGCTGAGGCGTTTGGACTCGTAAAACCGACTGGTAACCCTGTTGTGTTTTGGTTCGAAAAATATAACGCTGGGGAGGTGTCCGCATGACAACCGCTATCCGTACCAAATCACCTAAGAAGCACAAAACCGAAGCGCTGGGCGTTCTGCTGCCTGGTGGCGGTATCAAATATTGTACCGATCATGATCGTGACGTAATGAAAGGGGTGCCAATCGGCACTCCGATCTCGCTCACACCCATCGGCGACCGGCGCAATATCAAACATCACCGTAAATTCTGGGCGTTGCTGGATCTGGGATTTTCGTATTGGGAACCTGCGTGGTCGTTTGTCAGCGATCGGGAAAAATGGATAGCTCATGAGGTTTCTAAAGAAGTCGCTCAGGAGGCGGGTGATCCTTCTTTGTATGACAACGTTACGAGGATTATTGCTGAAAGAGTTCTGGATCGGTTAACTACACAGCTTAAGCGCCGTTTTGACCCTGAGGCAGTTAAAACCAAGGATGCCTACCTAAATCACGTCATGGTGAAAGCCGGATTCTACGATCTGGCACCTAATCCCGATGGCGGCACGCTTAAACAGCGCTGGAGCATTGCATTCATCAATATGGGGCAAGAGAAGTTCGACAAGGTTTACCGCGGCGTATTTGGCGTGATCTGGAACGAGACGTTGAGCCAGTATTTTGCTGATGAAGCCGAAATGGAGAACGCTGTTAACCAGTTGATGAATTTTTGAGGACTGACCAATGACCGATAATGTGGATTTTCCAGACGATAGCGACAACGTTTTGCAGTTTACGAAGCGCTTTGATGATAATGCTGATATTAAGGAAATGCGGAATTTTGTTGAAGCGCCGAAGCCAGAAGGGCGAACGTGTCGCCATGAGCGGGTGATGGTTTCTGAGCACGAACGCTCGGTGAAATGCCGTTTGTGTAGCGCTGTACTGGATCCGTTTGATCACCTGCTGGCTTTGGCGAAGAAAGAAACCCGTATCGAGTGGGAGTTAACGGGTTTACGGAGTGAGATACAGTCGCACAGAGAAGGACTGGCGAACCTGAAGCGTGAGGAAACTAATTGCAAAGGCCGGATGCGAAACGCTCAAAACCGCCTCAATGATATCAATGGGCAGATCCATACAGCGAATCAGGAACTTCAGTTTGTGCTGAAGCGCGTTGGTGATATCAAAGCGATCAAAGGCAAAACCAATGCGTAAATCTCCAGCTTATCGGTCTAAATCCCTCCGTGATTCCGCACGTGGGCAGGCGTGTACGTTGCAGATCGCTGGCATCTGCAACTGTGACCGCGAAACGACAGTCCTGTGCCACCTGCCCAGTTCGACACATGGCATGGCCTATAAGTCGGATGATTTCTATGCGGTGTTCGGCTGCTCGGCATGTCATGACGTGATTGATGGACGCATGCCGTATGACTGGCGGCCGGGTGAAAAAGAGGAAACGTATCTGGCCGCACTGCATGCGACATGGCGCATCTGGTTTGAGGGAGAGATGCTGGCTGCGAAAGGCGGTAAATTTGCGTAACGCTATTGATGCTCTATCTGCCGTCGGTAGTCAGGCAAAATTGGAAGTATGCGGCGGCTCGGTGCGCAAAGTCTCTCACCAGGCTGAGCTGGAAGAGCAAGCCGCGTTAATTGAGTGGGCAGATAAGACCGTGATTGATGGTATCAAGATTGGGGATTATCTGCTGCATATCCCAAATGAGGGAAAACGTGGGCCGAAGGCGGCGCGTGATGCAAAGCGGCTTGGTCTGCGTACTGGTGTGCCAGATCTGTTTCTGGCGTTGCCTCGGGGCGGGTATGCGGGTTTATGGATTGAGATGAAAGCTAGGGGAGGCAAGTTATCTGTGCAGCAAGAGGTTTGGCTTAATCGGCTGGAAGATGTTGGTTATAGGGCTGTTTGTTGCTTTGGGATTGATCAAGCAGTTGAGAATATAGCTAATTATTTATGACTTGATGTCAGAATAATCCCTAAAAATTTTTTGTATATAGGGAACATTTTCTACAAGACAATTCATTAAACCCAGAATGAACTGGGTTTAATCATTTCATTTTTTTTGTGACGGTGGTGATGGGGGCGGTGCTGGCTTAGATATTTGCTTTGGTGGCGGTGGATTTTTACCGTCTTGTACATAACCTACCCACTTACCTTGTTGATCTTGTGGTTTTACTGTCATAAATATTTTCCTTTTATTTTTTTGGTGGCGCTGGTGGCGGCGCTGGCCTTACATTCGTTGGTGGAGGGAGATTCCTGCCAATCCGTGTAGAGTCATCTTTTGGGGGAATCATTTGAGGTACTGGTTGTTTATCACTGCTCATATTATGTTATCTAACTGTTGGTTTTTTTCGGCGGAGTGGGCGGTATGATAGGTCTTGTATTGACTGGCGGAGGCGGATTTCGTCCATGCTTTAACACGTCAGTCGGGCTATCTGATTTTGGAGTGTTACTCATTTTAGCTACTCACTTTTTTGGTTTAGGTGGAACGGGAGGTGGCGTTGGTCTTTTTGCAGTCGAGGGTGGGGGTGTTCTTCCCTCACCTGCTGGGAACGGATTGCCCATATTATTATACGGTGGTGGTGTCGGTTCTTTCCTCGACATATAAAACCTCTGGTTGTTCTTGGAGAAATTCAACCCACTTGATATCAGTGACGCTGATCATAAACAACTTTACTGTCGGCATATCTTGGTAGCCATCTTCAGTCACCCAACTAGGATTAAGAAGTATAACATGCCCTTTGGCTGGGTCTGAGGGCCATTCAGTCGGCCAACCAAAAATACGCCTTTCATCTTTTAAATGCAGAATTACATAATTTTCATTTTCTTTAAAGGTCCCATACCACTCGCAGTGGTATGAGGTCTCTTTAGTCATCCTTAGTGTTCTTAAAACACTATGAAATCGGTCACTATTAGCTAGCGTACTAAAAAGAAATCCAATTACTACCGCACAAGCATACGACCAGTAAAAGTCAGCAGTTGTTGTCCAACTACCAAAAATAGAGCCAGTATATTGTTTGGCCCAAATCAATAAGGCCTTAACCGCAATGACGGCCCCTTGAATGAATGCAGTGAATATTAGTGCTTGGACAATTCTCTCAAACTGCGTTTGCTTGGGATAAGACGTAAAAGAATGAAAAATCCACGCACTCACAAAACCAGGTAATAGATATTTTAATATGGTAAATATTTCACTGCTAATTGATTCCATGCGATTCCCTGTGTTTATTACATCATTTTTATGGGTTATTGCTATGTAGGAGGCTATTAGTACAATCTATTTTTGATTATATCAGGACTGACCAAATGACCATAGCAATAGAGCAACTTATCAAGATGCACGATCCGCGCTGTATGAGCATTGAATCATTGAATGTGGGGCGCGGGCGTGCAGTTCTCTCCAAAGAGCAAATATTGGCAGCATTTGCCACCACTCAGCACCGCCATTCCGTTGGCTTTGATTTGCTAATGGCAAAATACCGCCACGATAGCCAAGCAGAGCAACGTATTCGAGTGGCTATTGCTAACTGGGTAAACACTCGAACGCACCTTGTGCACTCAGATTCTGCCTGCCAGTTGGCGCTAAGCATGGTGCTTGAACGCAATCTTCCTGCGCAAATCGATCATATCGCCGGACTGCTCCGCAGATACGGTGCTAAAGCGGCGCAGTCGCGCAAGAATACTGATTCGCTTCGCTCAGAGATAAAGCAACTTGAAAGGCAGCGCTGCCGCGAGAGGGTGAGCCACGCTGATTACATCAGCGTGGGGATAGAAATCGCAGAGATAAATGAGCGAATTGGTCATGAGCGTAAAGCGTTACGGGAATGGTCGGAACGCCAGGCAGCGCAATTGAATGTCTGCCCACGCTGTAACGGAACGGGTAAAACGCTACGCCCAGCGATTGCCGTGTGTAATGAGTGTGGTGGTAACGGGCATATTGCGGCGACGTTTGAGCACTTGCGTAAATCACTGGCTATCATAGGGGCTGTGATATCTACCGGTGAATGGCTGCAATATCTGGATCTGGTTAAACGCTGCATGCGCTGGTTGTATGTTGAAGAGTCTCAGGCGGTTAGCGTTCTTAATGAGAGAATTCATAACGAAATTGATTAATAGCATGGGTCAGATTGACCCCGCATCAGATACGCGCTAAATTCGCGAAAGATACCGGAGTATGCCTTAAAAAGCTGCTCCGGTTTTTTATTGGTCAGTCCTCAAGCCTGCATGGTTCGCCCAGCAGGCTTTTTTATTTCCTGCACATAGAGCATGTTATGTCCAAAATTCTCACCCTTTTAGATTACCAAGTCGCCGCGAGTGGTTTGGGGGTTCCGGTTGCCACGGTTAAAGCAGTTACTGAAGTTGAAAGCAATGGCAGTGGTTTCCTATCAGATGGCCGTGTAAAAGTGCAGTATGAGCCGCACGTCATGTACCAGCAGTTAACGAAACATTTTGGCGGTGCTCGGGCAAATGCTGAATTAGCGAAACATCCTGATCTGGTGGCGCGTAAGCCTGGTAGTTATCAGTCCACTGATAAAGAAGATAAAGACATGGATCGGGCTGCAACGGCCATTGATCGTGGCTGCGCGTTGCAATCTGCATCGTGGGGAGCATTCCAGATAATGGGCTACCACTGGAAAACCTGCGGCTACCCAACATTACAGGCCTTCATTAACGCCCAATACACAGCAGCCGGCCAGCTTGATACGTTCGTGCGCTTTATTAAGGCGGATAACAAACTGCTGTCGGCGCTGAAAAATCGTGATTGGGCAACCTTCGCCCGAATTTACAACGGCCCTGCGTACGCCAAAAATCGCTATGACACCAAACTTGAGAACGCGTATACCAAATACCAAGGGGCAGCGTAATGGAATGGTTGTCCCGACTGTGGGAGCAATTTCAATGGGCGGTGGCTGGGCTCATTGGCGCACTGATATCTGTACCGTTTCAAAGCGACCTAAGAACGGCGCGTGGGATTGCGATCTTCGTTTTCACGGGTAGCGCCTGCGCCCACTATCTGACAGGTATTGTCGGAGATTATTTCAATATCAACCCGTCATCGGCTGGCGGGATTGGTTTTCTTCTGGGGGCATTCGGAGGTTCGCTGATTGCAGCCGTTATCAAGGCAATTGAAGCCGCCGATCTGTGGGGGCTTATCCGATCCCGATTTGGTGGAGGTGCGCAATGATTTTCACCATCGCCTACGTCACCATTCTTCTGTGGGCTGGGTGGTGCGTGTTCAGTGACCACGTTAAAGATGGGGTAATCGGCAAACTAATGTATTCGGCACTTTCTATTTCGTGCATGGGGGCTCTGATTGGTGGAAATGGAGCAGATAGACAGGCCGATAGCATTATTTTGCTATGTATTGCGATGATAGGAATTCGGCACTTTGTCCTAAAACAGCTTAATTTGTCTAAAAATTAGTCTTTTTTTAGCTATTTTGGCGACGCTACGTGAAATCTGAATTCCTCATCCTCATCAATCCTCCCACTTTTTAACAGAGAAACCATGTTAACCACGAAAATGAAAGCGCTGCTGTTATGCGGCGGGTTGGCTGCTGCGTTCGGCGCGGGTTGGTATGCGCAGGGGTTGCGGTGGGATACGGATATTGCGCAGCGGGATAAGCAGCAATCGGACGATATCAGCACAAGCCAGCAAGCGGTTATCGCCGGGCAGTCACTTCAGTTCCATCGCTACAATGAAATCGCTAGGCAGGCGAATCAGTATGCCATCACCATCAAGGGTAAATCCGATGAAAAACAGATTATTTACCGGACAATTATCAAACATCATCCTGCTAGTCGTGAGTGTGTGCCTGATGATGTCGCTACTGGGCTGCTCGACTACGCGCACAGTCTACGTGCCAGCGCAATGCGTGCCACTGCCAGCGGAGCTGACACAGCCGGTTCTGGTGCCGCTGCCACCGAGTGCCGATTGACGTATGGGCAGGCTGTTTACTGGATCGATCCGTTGCTGGCGGCGCTTGAGCTGGCAAATGGGCAACTGAGGGCAATATCAGAAGAATTTTAATTAAAATACTTTATACAATTAGAGTGCTTGAATATACGCGGTTTGACCCCATTTAAGAAGTATCTCTCATAATGTCATGGGAGATTCTACTGGAGAATGAGCCGTGTATCCTATTTTTGATGATTTCGTTAAGGCCGTAATTCAGGACGCAAGAACAAGAATAACGTCATATTGCGGAAGTATGCTGATCGACATCGTGCATAATCGTGGTGGTGACGAAATTTTGGTTATTTGGGCTAATTATGAAACCCAAAAGGGCGAAAACTATTCTTTCCCCATTATTGATGGCGAAAAATATACTGAAGAATACAATGCCGGTAACGATTTTTCTGGGTATAAATATCAACTTGTTAATGATATGTTCAACAAAATGATACATGTTGAATCAACCCAAACTGGCCGCCCTATCCGCTAGTGGATAACGTTTTCTATGCATAGCCTCAGCACCCGCTGGGGCTTTTTTTCGTCCCAATAAAAGGTAATCCCATGACACAGGTCACCGATCAACACATTGAGCAAGAGATTAAAGCCAAAGACTTAACAGCGCCGCGTATCACACCCGAACATATACATAGCGTCATTATTGCCGAGAACTATTTCACCGCCGCTGATGGTGTGCTGGGCGCGTACAAGGTAAACAACGACGTGCATGTCGGAACGTCGCCCAGCATCCACACAGCTAATGCCCACCCGTTGCTGACCTTCTGCGTTCTGGTATTGCGTAACGGCTTCACTGTCACTGGCGAATCAGCCTGTGCATCGTCTGAAAACTTCGACGAGGAGATCGAACGCAAGATTGCCCGTCAGAACGCGGTTAACAAAATCTGGCAGTTGGAAGGATATTTGCTGAAGCAGCGCCTTTATGAGCAATCATTGTCGGAGCCATTACCAGAACTCTGTGGGGGAGTCGGTGATAACCAGCAGGAAGTAGAGCGTCGAAACATTGAGCGTGCCGCCCGTACCGCCCACGAAGTTAACCGAGCGTACTGCGCTGCGCTGGGCGATCACAGCCAGCTCAATTGGGAAGACGCACCAGGCTGGCAAAAGGACTCTGCTATCGAAGGTGTGGTATTCCACCTCAATGGTGATCATCCGCCGGAAGCCAGCCATAACAAATGGTTGGAGTTCAAAAAACAAGATGGTTGGAAATATGGTCCAGTGAAAGACGCAGAGAAGAAAGAGCACCCGTGCTTTGTCCCGTATGACCAACTTCCTAAAGAGCAGCAGGTGAAAGATTACCTGTTTCGCGCTGTAGTCCACGCATTCAAGTGATTCATCAGGCATTCCAGAGTCACTTCTCAGAGGTGGCTCGATAATGCTTACTCAGTAGGACGCTATGGCAAAGTACGATTGGAAAAAGCTGCTGGCCGATTATGCCGCTGCATACTCAGCAACGGGAATCTCCCCAGTAGAGTGGTGTGCTCAGAATGAGGTGCCGTATAGCTCTGCGAAGCGTTACATCACGATAAAGGCTGCAACGGATTTCATTGAGCAGAATTCGCAAATTCGCAGTTCGCAAAAAAGTGATTCGCAGATTCGCAAAGAGAAAGGCGCGAATCGCAAAAGCGAGAAAAAGCGCGATGATTCTGGCGATAACGATAGTGAAGAGTCAGCAGACGCAGACGACAGTGACGCCAGCGATCAACTGCCTGAAACTGAACCGCAACGGGATGCTAGCGGTCGCTTTGTTAAAGGGAACAATCTGGGCGGGAATTATGGTGTTCCAGCTAATGCGTTCCAGCCTGGCAATCAAATCCCGCGCAAGCATTCCGCCTATGCCAAATATCTGGACGCCGATGAACTTTTTGAGGCGGTGCAAGAAACTGAACTGCGTGATGAGCTGATTTTTACCCGCGCCCGTGCATTGTCAGTGACGAGAACGCTGAACAAAATCATGGAGGATTTGCAGAACGCTGAATCAGTCGAAGCGCGTATCGAGCTTTACGATAAGTTCATCAAGGCCGAGCAAGGGCTCGATCGCAACATTGCTCGGATTGAGTCGATCGAGAACAGCCTGAGCAAGTTACAACTGGATGCGGTGAATGTTCCACGTCTGAGTGCTGACACGCAGCGCATTAAGGCGGCGACCGCCAAACTGAAAGCAGAAACGGAGAAACTGACGGCGGAAAGTAAGGATGTGACGACGCCGCTCACTGATGTGGTGCGTGATATTCATGCGATGCCGGATGATGGAATGCTGGCGCAATGACGACACCGCACTATGATGCCAGTCTCGTAGAAGACGAACTGGACGGAATGACCGAGGCGCAGCAGCGCCTTTTTATTTTGTCAAAACTGAGCAATCCGTGGTGGCGGCTCAACAATCTGTACAAGATCGAGAATGAAAAAGGCCAGTTGGTCACGTTTCGGATGCGTCCGGCACAGCGTTGTCTGTTCAAGCACATGCATTACCGCAACATCATTCTCAAAGCGCGTCAGCTTGGTTTCTCCACCGCGATTGATATCTACCTACTCGATCAGGCGCTGTTCAATAAGAACATCAAGTGCGGGATCATTGCACAGGATAAGAATGCCGCAGGCGAAATCTTCCGTACCAAGATATCGATCCCCTTCGACAATCTACCTGGCTGGTTACGTTCGTCATTCAAGATTACCGAGCGACGCAGCGGGGCGAATGGCGGCTATATTCTGTTTTCTCATGGCTCCAGTATTCAGGTGGCCACGTCTTTCCGCTCGGGTACGGTTCAGCGTCTGCACATTTCTGAGCACGGGAAAATCTGCGCCAAGTATCCGGCCAAGGCCAAAGAGGTGCGAACAGGTACGCTGAACGCAGTACATGACGGCTGTATCGTGTTTGACGAATCCACGGCGGAAGGCGTTGGCGGCGATTTCCATACCATGAGTACACGGGCGCTTGAGCTGGCGCAATCCGGTGTCGATCTGACGATGCAGGATTACAAGTTTCATTTCTATCCGTGGTTTGACGATCCGAAATACGTTGCGCCCGTTCCGGCCGGTGGCCTGCGGCTGAGTAAATATCATCAGGAATATTTTGCTGCGGTGGAAGCGGCAACGCGCGTCACGCTGAGTGATGAGCAAAAGCAATGGTATATCCGCAAAGAGGTCGAGCAGGGCGAGGAAATGAAGCAGGAATTTCCTTCCACGCCGCAGGAAGCCTTCTTAACCTCTGGCCGTCGTGTATTCGCCGCCATCAATGTGATGCATGCCGAAGGGCGCTGTAGTCCTCCGTTCATTGTCTATGACGTGGAGCCTGAAACGGGTAAGCGCACAAAGGTGCAGGCGCTACGCGGTGGCGATAAAGAAGAGCTTCAGCGCACGTTACAAAATCATCTGCTGGTCTGGGAATTGCCGGATCCCGACGAGGATTATGCTATCGGCGCTGACGTGGCAGAAGGTTTGGAAAATGGTGACCGTTCATCTTTCGATGTCGTGAAGAAATCGACAGGTGAACAGGTGGCGCACTGGTTCGGTCATCTGGATGCGGAGCTATTCGCGCAACTGCTGGCACACGTCGGCGAGTGGTATAACACCGCTTACATCGGGCCAGAGCGAAATAACCACGGTCACGCAGTATTGCAGAAGCTGCGTGATATTTACCCCGTTCGCGCTATTTACGCCGAGCAACACCTCGATCGCGATAACGACGACGAGACGCCGAAGTTGGGCTGGCTGACTACCAAGCAGAGTAAGCCGGTGGTGACGGAAGGGCTGAAAACGTTACTGCGCGAAAAGGCCAGCGGCATTCGCTGGATCGGGACCATCAACGAACTCAATACCTATGTCTATGACGCCAAAGGCAGCATGGGCGCACAAACCGGTTGTTTCGATGACCAGGTGATGAGCTATGCCATTGCGCAGGAAATGCGTGCTCGTATGCCAGCCAGACCGAAACTGAAACCTATCGACCGTTCTAAACCCACTCACTGGATGTCACATTGATGAACACAGCCGCTATTGACGCTGAGGCTCAGCCACAGCAGCAGGATAATCGCCAGCAGGACAATCGCGACCGCTTTACGCAGCGGCAATTACTGGATCTTTCATCGGACATTGACGCGCAACCAGACTGGCGCACTACGGCAAATACCGCTTGTGCGTATTACGACGGCGATCAGCTTGCGCCGGAAGTGGTGGCGAAACTGCGTGAACGCGGTCAACCGCTGACGATGCATAACCTGATTGCGCCAACCATTGATGGTGTACTTGGCATGGAGGCCAAGACACGTACCGACCTGATGGTTATCGCTGATGATCCTGATGAGGAAATGGAGCAACTGGCCGATGCGGTCAATGCGGAATTTGCTGACGTCTGCCGATTGTCCAACATCAATAAGGCTCGCTCCGATGCCTACGCTGAGCAGATCAAGGCGGGGTTATCATGGGTTGAAGTCCGCCGTAATAGCGATCTGTTTGGTTCGCGCTACAAGGTTGGAACTGTTCACCGTAATGAAGTGTTCTGGGACTGGCATAGCCGCGAGGCTGATCTGAGCGATTGCCGCTGGCTGATGCGCAAACGCTGGCTGGACGTAGATGAGGTGAAGGCCACTTTTCCCGATATGGCGCAGGTTATCGACTACTCGATCAATGAGTGGCGCGGGTTTGTGGATACCGATATTGCCGAGGGGCAGGAGTCCGCTTTAATCAGTGCTTATGACGAGTACCAGCAGTGGAGCCGTAAGGATACTGAATGGGTGTCTGCTAACCGTAAGCGCGTCATGTTGCAGGTGATCTACTATCGCACGTACCAGCGGGTGCCTGTGCTTGAGTTGTCCAATGGCCGCGTTATCCAGTTCGATAAAAACAACGTGATGCACGCCGTGGCGCTGGCGACTGGGCGCGTATCGGTGGTGATGTCTCGCGTCAGCCGGATCCGCGAAGCGTGGTTTGTCGGGCCTCACTTTCTTGGCGATCGCCCATGCTCAGCGCCACAAGGTATGTTTCCGCTAGTACCGTTCTGGGGTTATCGCAAAGACAAAACGGGCGCACCGTATGGCTTAGCCTGCCGTGCGATCCCCGCTCAGGATGAAGTGAACTTCCGCCGTATCAAATTAACCTGGCTATTGCAGGCCAAGCGCATCATCAAGGATGCCGATGCGACAAACATGACCGACAGGCAGCTAGCGGACGAGGTTGAGCGGCCAGATGGTGTGATTACGCTCAACCCTCAGAGACACAATAAAACAACGGCAGCGGATGCGATTAATATTCAGCAGGATTTCCAAGTCGCGCAGCAGCAGTTTCAGGTCATGCAGGAGAGCATGAAACTGATTCAGGACGGGATGGGCGTGTATTCGGCATTTCTCGGGCAGGACTCCAGCGCTGCTTCTGGCGTAGCGATCAGTAACCTAGTCGAGCAGGGGGCGACGACGCTAGCGGAAATCAACGATAACTACCAGTTTGCCTGTCAGCAGGTCGGACAGTTGCTGCTGTCGTATTTACTGGAAGATCTGACGCGCCGGCGCAATTACTCCGTTGTTGTGAACCGTGACGATCCGCGCCGCCGTAAGTCCGTCACTATCAATGAGGAGTCCGGCAACGGGATGACTAATGATGTTTCCCGCCTGCGAGCACATATCGCGCTTGCGCCGATCCAGCAGACACCAGCCTATAAATCGCAACTGGCCGAGCGTATGTCTCAGGTCATTACCGGCTTGCCGCCGCAGGTGCAGGCCACGGTACTGGATATGTGGGTCGAACTGCTGGATGTGCCGAAGAAAGCGGAGTTTATTGAGCGGATCCGCAGTGCGCTGGGTACGCCGAAAGCGCCGGATGAAATGACGCCAGAAGAACAACAGGCGGCTCAGCAACAGCAACAATTGCAGGCACAGCAGCAAGACCTGGCGATGCGTGAGATTGCTGGGAAAGTGGCGAAGCTTGAAGCCGAGGCACAGCGCATTGCGGCGGCGGCTCAGCGTGAGCAAACCTTAACGAACAGCCAGCGCTTTGATGATGCGAAAACGCAGGCGGAAACGGGTCGTATCCTTCAGGATATGGAGAACACGACACGGGAAATTGAGGCGCTGAATGCACAGATGATGCAGAGCATTCAGGGGCAGATTGACGCTATCCCATAAATGACGGGTGGCTCAGGTCGACGTCTTAAATAAATTGCTGAGATATGGATACACCCCGTATTTTTCCCTGCATTTATGCACAGTATAGAACAATGTCTCTGTACAACTTTTGACGAGCAGAGACAGAGTTGCGACAAGGTAGAAGAGAAAAGCCCATTCTTTTAGCGGCACCTCTGCGAAATTGATGCTATCCCAATTATCCAGTATCACGTTATAGATGCTATCGAGTATCCCAGATGTCTCTTTGATTAGATAACTACTCGATGCGGCTAAAAGGATTAATACATATTTTCGTGGACGAGCCAATACGGTGATTACAGCAAATACCAGTAGAGTCACAGGCAGTAAATTAAATTTTTTCATACGATAATTGCCTCGAACATGAATACGCGCTAAATTCGCGAAAGATACCGGAGTATGCCCTAAAAAGCTGCTCCGGTTTTTTTATACCACAAATTTGGTATCGGCCACCTTCGGGTGGCTTTTTTGTTTGTGCCGATAAGCGTTTTTGTTAGAGCGCTTATTCGCATGGGCAGCGATACGTCCCACCCTTTTCGGATCTATCCGACAAATAGACATGCAGGAGTAATGACGTGAGTGTTGATATTAATAATTTAACAGGCGAAGAAACAGCTGAAGAGCTGGAAGCGCTGCTGAATAATCTGGGCGATGTGGATATTTCTGATGAGGCGGCGGGTGCGGTAACCCATACCGGACAAGCTACCGCAGATAATCTGAATGGGCAGCAGGAAAATAAGGGCGATACCACCACGCTGACGCCGGGCGTAGCTGCACAACCACAGACGACCACGACCCAACAGCCAACTGATGCTGATGGCGGCAATAGTACCGTGAAAAGCATTCTCAGCCGGGATGGTAAACACGCTATTCCTTATGATGTGCTGGAAGCGGAACGTGCCGAAAAGCGCCGCCTGTCTGAAGCTAATCAGCGAACCTCTACAGAATTGGCTGAAGCTCGGCGACAGTTGGAAGTCTTTACGCGCCAGATTAACGATGCTGGTTTACAGCCTGCGCAGTTGCCGGAAAAAGCTAAAATCACACCAGAGCAGATCGCGACGGTGCGTGAGAGTTTCCCTGAAGTGGCGAGTGTGCTTGATGCGCTGACACAGAAAGTGGAATACCTACAATCTGCGCAGCCAGCCCCGATAGTTTCTCAACCTGTTAATGACAACCCTGTGGTTGCGGCACTGGATGCCACGCCAGATCTGAAAAACTGGCAAGATAGCGATCCAGACCGCTTTACACTGGCGGTGCATATCGATGAAACACTCAAACTTGATCCCGCGTGGAAAGACAAACCGTTAAATGAACGATTCGGTGAAGTCGTGAAGCGAACCCGCGCCGCCTATGGTGAGTCTGTGGAGAGTGCACCTCAACAGCCTACGCAAGCCGCGCAACAGCAACCGACAGCCGAAGAACTTCAGCAAAAAGCAGCCGATCTGCTGGCGAAAGCAAATGCATCGTCACAGTTGCCTGCGTCACCGTCAGATGTTGGTTCAACGACGCAACACACTACATCGCCACTGGAGCAGGCGGCCAACGCCGATCCTGACCAATTGCAGGTGATGTTTGCTGGCATGACAGATGCGCAGATTGAAGCGCTGTTAGAACAAGCCATCTGACGTTACCTACTCACATCATCCAACCCGCCGCGTGCGGGTTTTCTTTTTTAGGGAATCAACATGACTACCATTACCTCCGCCCAGGCGAATAAGTTGATGCAGGTTGCGCTGTTCACCGCAGCCAACCGCAACCGCTCATTCGTTAACATCATGACGGAACAGCAGGAAGCACCAAAGGCGGTAACGCCGGATAAAAAAGGCGTGAAGCAAACCAGCTATACCGCGCCAGTGGTGCGTATTACCGATCTGCAAAAGCAGAAAGGCGATGAAGTGGATATGCAGATCGTCCACAAACTCAGCAAACGCCCGACGATGGGCGATGCGAAGCTGGAAGGGCGTGGTGAAAACCTCGCGTTCGCGGATTTCTCACTCAAGATTAATCAGGGCCGTCATCTGGTTGATGCAGGCGGGAAAATGTCAGAGCAGCGCTATAAGCACAATCTGAACAAAACCGCACGTACCTTGCTGGGTACGTACTTCAATGATCTGCAAGATCAGTGCGCGACGGTACATCTGGCGGGCGCACGCGGTGATTTCATCGCTGATGACACCATTCTGCCGCTGGCGGGGCATGGTGAGTTCGGCAAAATCATGATTAACGATGTGCTGCCGCCAACCTACGATCGCCATTTTTACGCCGGTGATGCGACCAGTTTTGAAAGTCTGGATGCTGCCGATATCTTCAGTTTGGGCGTGGTCGATAATCTTTCTCTGTTTATCGATGAAATGGCGCACCCGCTCCAGCCCGTCAAAATGTCGAAAGACGAAATGGCGAACGACGATCCTTATTACGTCCTGAACGTCACGCCGCGCCAGTGGAATGACTGGTATACCTCCACGTCGGGTAAAGACTGGCAGGCGATGTTGTCACGCGTTATTCAGCGATCTAAAGGTTTCGATCACCCGCTGTTCAAAGGTGAGTGCGCAATGTGGCGAAACATTCTGGTGCGCAAGTACACAGGGATGCCGATCCGCTTCAATTCTGGCTCTCAGGTCGCTGTATCTAACAATGATCTGGCGGCCACCGTTGCACTGAAAGAAGCAAAAACCACCATTGACCGCGCTATCTTGCTGGGCGGTCAGGCGTTGGCGAATGCTTACGGCACGGGCGAGGGCGGTGGTCACTTCGGTTACCACGAAGAGAAAGTCGATCACGGCAACGGCACGGAGATTTCTGTTCGTTGGATCAACGGCCTGAAGAAAATCCGCTTCCAGCAGAAAGATGGTCGCATGAGTGACCACGGCATTATCGTCGTTGATTCCGCGATCTCTACGGGTCGTTAATCCATCCCCTAATCCCCACATAACAGCAGGTTTCGCTTGCTGCTTTGTTCTATCAGGAGAGAATTTTATGGCAACGATTCAAGCGCCGTCCATGCGTGATGCGGTGTATCAAGGGCCACAAGGCAATTTATCTTTAGCAGAAAGCCAGATTGTGCTGGCAGCCGCAGCCGCTGGCGATATTGTCGAACTGCTGGAAATGCCGATCGGTATGCGTATCTGTTCTGTTGATCTTGTCAGCGAAGCATTAGGTGCTGGCGTAACAGTGGAAGTAAAAAGCGGTGCGCATACGCTTGTCGCAGCGGCCAGCCATGCTGATGCGGTAGCGAAATCCGTACCCGTGGTGCCGTACAGCACGGCGGTCAGCGGTGAGAAAATTACCGCAACGATTGCCGGAGGTGCCGCAACGGGCCGTCTGGTCATCAATGTGAAATATGTCGCGGTAGGCTACTAAGCCGCTTCCAACATTATCCAGCCCACTTCGGTGGGCTTTTTTATGAGGATTCAAGAATGGCAGATATTTCTGTTGTGTACATCGGTGATAAAGACAAAAAGCGCGATACCGTGACAGGTAGCCGCCTGATCTTTCCTCGCCTTAAACCCGTCAATGTTGAAAGCGGAATTGCTCACCAGTTGCTGGAGTTCCCTACCGTATGGGTACGTGAAGACCAGGTGAAATCGGTGTTGGCACAGTCTGCGGAAGACGAGGAATTAAAAGCACAGTTGGCGGCGGAAGAGTTGGCACGCCAGAAGGCTGAAGCTGAAGTGAATAGCTGGGTGGTCAAAATCGGTAACGATGATGTCGATTTGGCAAAACTGACATCCGTCCAACTGGCGACGCTGGTTGAAGCGGAAGACCTAGCGGATCTGAAACAAGGCGCTCAGGAAAAAGTTGATGATTTCCGCGCACGCGTTCGTGACGCTGTCAAAGCAAAGGGCGCTGAGTAATGGCATCGCTTGACGCATTCCTGCCAGCGATCCGTAAGCATATTAGCGGGCCGTTAGATTTCATGATGCGGCAATCTGCATTGGAAGCCGCTATCACATTTTGCCGTGAGTCGCTGTTTTGCCGTGAATCGCTGGTGCTGACAGAGGTTGAGCAAGGTGTAACGCTCACGCTGATGGAGAGTCTGGAAGTGAAGTGCGTCAAGCGCTTACTGGTCACCGATATCAGTAACCCTGATGATCCAGCTGTGCTCGTTGCTGGCGTTGACTTTACCGTGATTTCGGCTAATCACGTTGCGTTTACGCGACCGTTTGGCTGCATCATCATTCTCTTTGCCGTAGAGCCTCGGCGTAATGTAGATACCGTGACTGATGCGCTGGCCGACGATTACACGGATGTGATTGCTGCCGGTGCGTTAGAAGAACTTTACCTGATGCCGGGTAAGCCGTGGAGCGATCCGCAGCGAGCGGCGTATTTCAGATCCCTCTTCACCGATGGTTATCGACGTGCCTATCGTGATGCGCTTGATAACTCCCCGATAACCGGTTTCCACAATCCCGTCCGTAAACACGAATTCTACTAATGACAACGATTAACGACATTATCGGCAGAGCAAACTCGCAGCTGCTGGATTCGCTGTGGCTGCGCTGGCCTAAATCCGAGCTGCTGGATTATTACAATGATGCGATTAACGCCGTCATCATCATCAGGCCAGATGCCGGGGCGTCCATTGAGACATTCGATTGCGAGCCTGGTACGCGGCAACGCTTACCCGATGGCGCAATACGTTTACTGGAAATTACGCGAGTCATAGGCGGGCGTGCTATTCAGCCGTTCCCGCGTGATGCGCTCGATTATCAGTATCCCGATTGGCACAGCATAACGGGTCCGATTGAGCGCTATTGCTACGACGAGCAGACGCCTAAAACCTTCTTTGTATTTCCCGGCGCACTGGCTGGTGCTCAATTGGAAATCAACGTAGCGCGTTTACCTTCACCTGCCAGTATTGCCGATCTATCGCCGCAGAACGCCCGGTTATTCCCTCTTGATGAGTTGTACTTTAACCCTGTTCTTGAGTTCATCCTTTTTCGCGCCTATGGCAAAGACGCAGAAAACGGCAATAACGCGATGCTGTCATCCCAGCACTATCAAACCTTTGTCGATCTGCTGGGCGTCAAATCACAAACTGATACCGCCGCCGGGCAGAAAAAGCAGGCGCAATATAACGGGAGTTCGCAAGCGTGAGTGTATTAATCAGTGGCGTGTTAATGAATCCGGCTGGTGTCCCTGTTTCTGGTGCCGAGGTCACCTTTAGCGCGCTGACCAACGGGCCTTCGGTATTGAACGGTTTTTCTGCCTCTGTCATGACAGATCAGGATGGTAACTACGCTATTCCGCTAGAGATCTGCGAGTACGCCATTTCAATCCAGAGTGATGGCTACAACTCGGTCTATGGTTCCGTATCTATTAATGAGAAATCGGCGCCAGCGACGATCAACGAACTATTAAAACTGGCCGCGATGGAGCAGGCCGTTACGCCAGCGATTATTGTCTATTTTCGTGAGATTCAGGTTGACGTAGCGGCAAAGCTGGCTGCGATGCAGGTGTTGGGTACTAACGCGGCAGAGGCTGCGAGTGCCGCTGCTACTGCCAGAGATGAGGCGGCTCAGTATGCCCAAAATCTCAGCGCGGCGGTGGCTCAAGCTCAGCAAGCCAGTGCGGCGGCGGCGGCTTCAGCTAATGCTGCTAGCAATTCAGCCAATGGTGCGCTTGTTGCAAAAAATGCAGCAGAGACAGCGGCGGGAAATGCTCAGGCAACACTGGCTAACGCCATGCTTAAGGGGCAGTTCGGTTGGGGTGGGAGGCTGGTACAAATATCCAACGTAGATATATTAGATTATTTCAAAGGTGCTGTGCCATCTGGCCTGTATCAGTGCGATTCATCAAACGTCACTGGCCTGCCTCCCGGATTCGGTCCTAGCAATATTGACTGGCGAAATCCATCCCCAGGGTTTGGCGTAATGGAAGTTACTGATGTGACTTATCCATCACGAAAACATTGGGTCGTTCTCATGAATGGAAACTGGCAGGGCTGGGTTTCTGACATTGTATCCCACAGTTCTACAACCAGAATCCCGTCACGTATCACTGAAATCAGTGATCCTACGCACTCAGGCGGGGATTATGTAATCGAATATGGGGCAATGTCAGGCACGGCTGCTTATTGTTATTGGGATTGGCATATGGATGGGAACCCGACCACAGATTACAACATTCGGTTCGGCGCTGCGCCTCCTGCGTCCGCGGGCGGAAAGTCAGACCTCTACATTGAATTAAAAGACATGTTCCTTAACAATGACAGGGTTGTTACGGGGGGCCGCTGGGGATTTGGTGGTATATCCCAAAATATTCAATCCCTATGGGATGATGCAACATGGAATTCGTACTTAAAGGATAACGAAAGTCAGGTATGGAGACAGAATGCTCCTGTAAATAGTACAGCGAGCATGCCTCCATATTCCACAGGCGTTTCATTTAGGTCATCAGATACGTACGGGGCGTTATTTTTCCCGATAACTTACAATAGCAGTGAATTTTTGACCGTATACGGCGGAAATACATCCGGCTCATTACAGACTGTCAGGAAGTTGTGGGACAACATTACAATGGCAGTGCAACACCAAAGTGGGAAGGGGTTTGTTTTAAACGATATAGGGGTAACCTCCCCCAAACCCACAACAATGGATGAATACCTTTACCAACTTTCTCAACATCAGGGCATGGGCAGCAGAACATTTATTGATGGATCATGGAAATCGCATATATCAGTGCGGCATCTGGGTGGCGTGCCTGAAAGCGGTGACAATAACAACACACAGTATGGATTAGCCATAATTGACGAAAACATGCTCAGCCACAATTATGACATCAGATTGTACAGGCAACGTGAAAACACTTGGCTCCCCCCAGTTAGTTTGTATCACTCTGGGAACGCAACAGCAGACGCCAACGGACATCTAAAAGTGTCATCCCCGATAGTGAAGCTCTTTTCCGATGGTTCATCAGAGCTGAATGCAGAATCCTATGGTGTTGTAACCACGCGACTATCTGAAGGGGTTTATCACATCACTGGCTGTCTTGGATTAAATGCTGATCGTGCATGGGGCGGCGAAGATGGTGGAATTACAAACCCTCGATGTCGTAATGGTTACGAGCGGATCTGGAATGACTACGACGTGCAAGAGGATGGCTCACTCATAATACGAACATATCATCGTGTTCACAGTGACGCCATGCCGTTTGCGCAGAACAGACTGAACCTCGATCATAGACCGTATAACGAGAAGAGGGATTCTGAAGAGTGGCCAGACCGAGCATTGATAGACATTCCACTTGGCACATATCTGACGGTTCGTGTACAGATGCCGGCACGCGAGGAAGCGCAATATGTGCCAGCCACCCGAGCAATCAGCCACAGCAACGTCTACTGCAATAGCGTCTCACCTACCTGATCACGCAAAAAACGACAATCTGCCAGCGATAATATCTAATGCATCCTCGAGTGTAGGGACAGGATCGATATGAATCGCTGGCGCGTCAGTTTCGCCGACGCGTACCGCGACATAGAATCCGCTATCTTCGATTACTGCGTATGAATTTATCGGGCAATCAGTCAGCATGTCGCTGTCTTCGAGTACGCAAATTGTCGTTCCGTGATAATTAATAATTTCCATGATTTCACTATACCGATTGAGATAGAACAATCAGCCTATCATGTGAATTTTTCCGTGTAATTAGTCGATCAACCAATCATTGGACTCATCGAACATTTCTTCTACAACGCGAGCGATGATCGATTTATCCGACTTGCTCGCATCAGTATTGATGCCGTTCGCCTGCATCGCCTTTGCTTTCACCGTGGCATCTGGAAAGACTCGGTGAACTCGCTTTGTTAGCTCGCTTTCAATTAGTGAGTGAGCATTGCGGATGCTGGAGACATTGCGTTTATCGTAGATTAGTTCAACAAACATTGTGGGATACCTCGGTTAAGTGTATGAGGTATTTATACTGTATATTTAACCAGTATTCAATGGTGGGTTATTTTTAATACATAACACTAGGCACCCCAATAGCACCCCATGGTTAATTTATCTTATTGTTTAATATGCTATATGTGTACTATCGAGCATCGGCGCGATGGAGAAGCGGTTAAGGCGAGAAGCGCGGGTGTCGGTGGATACCGTGTTATGTGTACCTGGTTTTACGTCGGTCATGGTTTGTCAGTCATCGTTTCGTGTGTGTCTGGCGGTATTATCCGAGGTTATCTTTGCTGGTGCCGACTATAGCACAGGGAGCGGGCTGTGA